TCTGATGCAGACAGGCATATTATAGCTTTTGGGTGTGATGGATTAGGAGCAACACCTGCTGCCACACAAGGCAATGGCGTTCAAGATCCTTTATTAATAAGATTTTCATCACAAGAAAATCCTGTTGATTGGTTTCCAACAACCACAAACACAGCTGGTGACTTAAGGCTTGGTGGTGGATCAACATTCATGCAAGCAGTAGAAACAAAAGAAGAGATACTTGTATTTACAAACAAAAGCGTTCACTCAATGAGATTTATTGGCCCTCCATTTACGTTTGGTATTAAGGAGCTTTCTAAAAACATAACAATCATGAGTCCTGCAGCAGCTATAGCGGTTGATGATTCTGTTTACTGGATGGGCGTAGATACTTTCTATGTATACTCGGGTGGTGGCACAAGACAAATACCTTGCTCAGTAAAAGATAAAGTATTTTTAGACTTTAACTTTGAAGAAAAAGACAAGGTTCATGTTGGCGTTAATTCAGAGTTTAGTGAAATAATATGGTTTTATCCAAGTGAAGGTGAAACTGAGGTTGATTCATATATAACATTTAACTATGCAGAAAATGTTTGGTATTTTGGAACATTATCAAGGCAGGCATGGTTAGATAGAGGAATAAGAAATTTACCGGTGTCTACTGGTGATCAATACTTATACAATCATGAAACAGGCTATGATGATGATGGCTCTGCTATGACTGCCTTTGTAGAATCAGCGCCAATGAAATTTAGCCAAGATCAAGGGTTTTCTTTTTTAAATGAAGTGGTACCAGATGTTAATTTTAGTGGGTCTACATCTATTAATCCAACAGTAGATTTTACAATTAAATCTCAAAGATACTCAGGATCTGGAATATCACAAACAGAAACAGGTACAGCACAAAGAACAGCAACAAGCCCAGTTGAGACTTATACTGAAAAACTTGACTTTAGAGTTAGGGGTAAAACATTTGCGTTAAGACTTGAGTCAAGTGCTTTAGGCACAAAATTTAAACTTGGAACTCCTCAAATAAATATAAGGCAGGATGGTAAAAGATAATGTTTGTAACAACAATACCACAGTATGTTTTAGGAATAACAAATGCTAAACTGGACTTAACAACAACTGATGCTACTATTTTGTATACTGCTCCTAGTGGTGCTGACTTTAATAGCTCTGTTATTACATCAATATTAGTTCATGATGATAGCAACAATGGAAGCACACTAACTGTTACTATTACTGATTCAGTATCAAGTGTGTTTGAAATATTTGAAAAATCCATAGCAGGTCACGCAACTGAAGAACTTTTAACAAGAGACTTAGCTTTAAAAGAAGGTGAGATTTTGAAAGTGCAGGCAGCTGATGCTAATAGACTATTGGTAGTGGCTAGTATACAAGAATTTGCAATACATAGAACGCCTCAGAGTGACTTGTAATGACAGCATTTATGTTAGTTTGTTATTTGAATTTAAAATTAGAAGGTGGTATTTATTTTAAAAATGTAAATGATTGTATTAATTTTAAACAAATATTAAACAATCAAACTATAATGAAAGACAAAGAAGAAGATATTTATCAATGTATGTGCAAGTTAGTTCCAAATATTGATTCAGAGAAAGTGAGGGTATATTAATGTTAACTGCTTTAATTGGCCCAGTATCTAATTTACTAGGCAAGTTTATAGAAGACAAAGACATGAAAAATAAGTTGGCACATGAGGTGGCGACTATGGCTGAGAATCATGCACAAGAACTTGCCAAAGGTCAGCTTGAAATTAATAAAGCAGAGGCACAGCATAAATCTATATTTGTAGCAGGCTGGAGACCCTTTATAGGCTGGACTTGCGGTGTAGCACTGTGTTGGCATTTCGTATTAGCTCCTATAACTATATTTTTGTGTGCATATATTGGAGTTGTTATACCTGAGTTACCTACATTTGACATGGGATCATTAATGACAGTGTTGATGGGTATGCTCGGTCTAGGAACACTTAGAACATATGAAAAACAAAAAGGACTTACTAAGTGATTTGGTTTTGGTTATCATTGAGTAAATATTTTAATAAGATAGGTAATTATTTTTATTACAAACACATAAATAGCTTAAGAAAAAAACAAGGGAGATAATTGTGAATATTGAACAGTTAAGATTAGAAATAGAATCTGATGAAGGAAATATAGATGAAATATATTTAGATCACTTAGGTTTACCAACATTTGGTATAGGTCATTTAGTTAAAAAAACTGATCCAGAAAATGGTATGCCAGTTGGTACACCTGTAAGTAGAAAGCGTATAAACACTTGTTTTAATGAAGATATACAAGGAACTTTAGAAGATTGTGAAAAGCTATATAAAGATTTTTATAAGTTACCAGAAGAAGTAAAATTAATTTTGTGCAATATGATGTATAATCTGGGGTACACAAGGCTCTCAAAATTTAGTAAACTAAAAACAGCTGTAAATAAAGGTGACTGGAAAAAGGCATCTTTGGAAATGACAGATTCTAAATGGTACAAGCAAGTGCCAAACAGAGCCGAGAGATTGGTCAAAAGAATGAAAGCAGTAGGAGCGTAGCATGATAGGAACAATATTTAGTTTAGCTGCACCAGCTATATTAGGACCTCTTGGCTTTAGTCCTATGATAGCAAGTGCTATAGGTGGTGGAATAGGTTCCTTGCTTCAGGGTGGCAGTACAGATGATGCCCTTAGAGGCGCAGCACTTGGTGGTCTTGGTGGATATTTAGGAGGTCAATTAGGTGGAGCAGGCGGCGCAGCTGTTGATCCAAAATTAGCAATGTCTCAAGCAACACCTTTTGCAGGCAATCCTGATATTGCAGGAAAAATGTTTGCTGGTGCAACAGATTTACCAGCTGGTATTACAGCGCAAAGTTTAGGGACTCAAGCAGGTCAACAAGCTATAGCACCCACTTTTATGGATACTTTAACAAGGCCAGAAGCAATAGGTGGTGGATTGGGTGGTCTAATGGCAGATTCAATGATTAAGCCACCTGAGTATGAGGAAAAAGAAAAAAGAATTTTTCCTGAAGGTATGGCTCCTGAAAATACTGTTAGATTCAGAAAAGATCGAGACCCAAAAGATTCTCGTGAATTTAATTACAATTTTGCACCTAACTATATGGCAGAAGGTGGTGCATTAGAAAATGAAATGGCTGCTATGGATATGGGTCTAGGTGGCATGACAGAAGAAGGCATGAATGACAAAGAGTTAATAAGCAGTGCTATTGACGTTATACAAGGCGAAATAAGCGACCCAGACCAACAAAAAGTTATTTTAGGTCAATTTGTAGCTGAGTTTGGTCAAGAAGCGCTACAGGATCTTATGCAAAGAGTTCAATCGGGAGATATACCAGCTACACCTCAAGAGGGCGATGGTAAAATTGAAGGCGCCGGGGATGGCATGGCTGATATGATACCTGCCTCTATGGAAGGGGATCAAGATGTTTTACTTAGTGATGGTGAATTTGTTGTTCCTGCTGACGTTGTTAGTGGCATCGGAAACGGGAGTTCTGACGCAGGTGCAAATAAACTAGAAGATATGATGGATAGAGTAAGAGAACTAAGAACTGGTGGAAAGACACAGCCACCAGCAATACCTGATGAGATGATGTTGCCTGTATGATTTGTACGGCAGTGCCTAGAGAGGCAACAGATATTGTTTGGCATGATGTAAGTGGGTTATTAAACAAGGCTATATTAACAAGTAATGGCAAGTATCACATAGATGATATTTATAGACACATAAACGAAGGTTATTATAATTTATGGTTAATAATTGATGAAAAGAAAGATGAAAAATTGGTAGCTGCTATAACAACTAGATTAATAGAATATCCAAGTAAAAGAGCTTTAGCTTTAGATTGGGTTGGCGGAAACAGAATGAGTGAGTGGCTTCCGATAGCTATGGAAAAATTTATTAGCTTTGCAAAAGATTGTGGATGCAGTCATTTGGAAGGATACGGCAGAAAAGCTTGGACAAAAGTATTAAAAAAATATAACTGGAAACCAGAATATATAGCATACAGAATGGAGATAGATAATGGGTAAAGGCGGATCAAGACCTCCAAGTCAACCAACGGAACAAAATATAACGCAAACTTCCTTGCCTGATTACTATGAACCTTATGCTACAAGGTTGATACAAAGAGCTGAGTCTGAATCAAAGCGTGACTATAATCCTTATGAAGGTCAAAGATTAGCTGGTGAAAACGAAGACACAACGGCTTCAAGGGACCTTGCCAGAAGAGTGGCTGGATCTCCCATAGCTGGTTTTGACACAGCTACAGCAGGAACTACAACTGCAATGAATAGAGCTTTACAAGGGACACAGTTTCAATCACAAGATTTTGACTCTGCTCAAGCTCAAAAATATATGTCACCATATTTGCAAAACGTTTTAG